TGTGGGCTACACGCAGACCAGCACCAGGCAACTGGGCCACACTCAAAGCCAAGGTGCTCCGAGACCACAACACCATCTGCCACATCTGCCACCACCCAGACGCTGAGCAGGTAGACCACATCATCGGCACAGCAGCATGGGCACAGCAACAGATAGCAGGCAACCCACACCAGCTAGGCAACCTCGCACCCGCCCACAACCAGCCATGCCCGACCTGTGGTGCCCGCTGCCACGTCATCAAGACACAGGCTGAGGCCAGGGCTGGTCAGGCGAGAGTGTCAAGGCGTAGGCCACCTGAGGCGCACCCCGGCGCGCTGCGCTGACTGCCCACCACGCCATCCAACACGGACACACTGGGCACACCAGGCATAGGGGGGGATACCCCATCAGACCTAAGGAGCCCATGCGGCGTAGTTAGCAGTCGCGACCATGCGTGCGGCTCCTCTGGCTTTTCCCCCGTGCTCGGTTCGACCGTGGTTCGGGTTGTACGGCGCTGTAGACGCCCTGGAGGCGTTTCCCGACCCTGGAGGTCACTCTCATGGCAGTCGAAGCACCTGATCATCTGGGGACAGCTGGTAAGGCACTGTGGAACGGTATCGCCGGCAGTTACCAGCTCCGCGCTGACGAGATCCGAGTCCTCGAGGATGCTGCAGCTGAAGCTGATCTGATTGATGATCTGCGGGCGAGTTTCGTGGGCGAGCCGAAGTTGGTGAAGGGTTCGCAGGGGCAGTTAGTGATTCACCCGATCGTGGCTGAGTTGCGGCAGCATCGGGCGACGTTGAAGGCGTTGCTGGGGTCGTTGAAGTTGCCGGATGCGAATCCGGAGGCGGCTGCGGCGGACCGGTCGACGGCTGCTAGGTCGGCGGCTAACGCCCGCTGGTCTAAGCGTGGCGCGTAGCCTCGCTGTCCAGGTTTCGACTGGTGAGCCTGAGTTCGCGGAGATCATCGACTGGTATCAGGATCTCCTAGAGAGCGCGTTCCCACCCACGGATCTGGTGTGGGAGCCGGTGAAGATCGGCCCGACCTGGCAGTACGACAACGGCTGGGTGTTGCCGGAGTTCACCCTCGGCTGGCGGGTCCTGGCGTGGTGCGGGCTTTGGCTGCGGGATAAGCATGGCAAGCCATGGCAGTTCACCCCGGAACAGGCCCGTTTCGTGCTCTGGTATTTCGCGATCGATCCGGAGTCCAACGATTTCCTGTACCACTCGGCCGTCCTGCAGCGGTTGAAGGGCTGGGGCAAGGACCCGCTCGCTGCGTGTCTGTCCGCAGCGGGGATGTTCGCTGACGTCACGTTCGATCATTGGGACGGTGACGTCCCGGTCGGGCGGGAAGAACCGTCCGCGTGGATCCAACTGGTGGCTGTGTCGCAGGAGCAGACGCAGAACACGATGAAGCTGTTCCCGTCGCTGATCTCACCCGAGGCACGCAAGTTCTACGGGATCCAGGTAGGAAAGCTGAACGTGTGGGGGTTGCAAGACACGCGGCAGATTCAGTCGGTCACGAACAACCCGCTGTCGATCGAGGGTAAGCGCCCCACCCTGGTGGTGCGGAATGAGACGCAGAACTGGAATTCGTCCAATGGCGGCCACGAGATGGCCGGCGCGATCGACGGTAATGCCGCGAAGTCCGAAGACGGCGCCGCGCGGATGCTGGACATCTGCAACGCCTTCCGACCAGGTGAGGGATCCGTCGGCCAATTGGCGCGGGAAGGCTGGGAGAAGACCCAGGGCGACCCGGACGCCGAAGATCTGTCGCTTCGGCCGCAGACGATCGATTTCGGGCTGCTGTACGACTCGCTCGAGGCACCACCGGAAGCGCCACTTACCGCTGAGGCCGCGCCAGGGGTTGTCGAGTCCATACGCGGGGACGCGATCTGGCTGTCGCCTAAGCGGATCGTGGCCTCCATCTTGAACCCGTCGAACTCCGCTAGTGAGTCGCGGCGCAAGTGGTACAACCAGATCACCGCCACCGAGGACGCACGGTTTGACCCGAACAAGGTCAAGGTGTGCGCCGTGGATGAGCGGTTCGGCCCGGGCGACGAGATTGTGATGTTCGGTGACGGGTCGAAGTCTGGCGACGCGACCGGCCTGATGGGTGTGCGGGTGTCGGATGGGCTTACGCAGGTGCTGCACGTTCAACAGCCGAAGGCCGGGAAGATCGTAGACCGGGACGCCTTCGATCATGCGGTGATCCAAGCGTTCACCGAGTACAAGGTCATCGGATTCTGGTTCGACCCGTCGCACGCCAAAGATGACGACGCTGAGGAAGACAACCGGTTCTGGTATCCCCTCTGCGACGAGTGGATGGCCAGGTACGGCCGGCGGTTGAAGCACTGGGCGACGATGACCGGCGATAGGCGCCACGCGATCGTCTGGGACATGTCGTCCCCCGTGAGGCAGTCACTGTTTGTGCCCGCGGTGGAACAGCTCGACACCGACCTGACGAACTCCGTCAAGGGCGCTTTGCAGTTCAAATACGCGAGATCTGGGTGGCTACAGGAGCACCTGATCAACGCCCGCCGCGCACCGGGGAAGTTTGGTATCTCGATGCGGAAAGACGGCCGGGAGTCGAAAAAGAAGATCGACCTCGCGGTCTGTGCTGCTGGTGCCCGCATGTTGTGGCGTTCGGTGCTGCTGTCGCGGGTGAACAAGAACAAGGGAACACCCGGCAAGGGCCGGGTGATCGGGCTGACATAGGAAGGGGGACGGCGTGACGGGCATGTTGAGCGATCCAGGTCCAGGCTTGCCGTACTTCTCCCCGATCACCATCCCAGCACTGCCGTCCCTCGCCCTGTCCGACAAAGAGCGCGAAATGATTTCGCTGCTCCAGACGCGGCAGTGGCGTAACCGGGCAATGATGATGCTGACCGACTCCTACTACCGCGGCATGCAGCTGATCACCGACCTCGGTATCGCCATCCCCCCGGAACTGTCGGGGCTGCGGACGTTGGTTGGTTGGCCGCGGATCGCGATTGACCCGCTGCTGTACCGCCTATCCGCGGAAGGGTTCCGCCTCGCTGGCGCCACGGACTCGGATTCGGATCTGTCGGACCTGTGGTTCGCCAACCGGATGAGGGCCGAGCAGACCCTCGCGTTCAAGGACGCTCTAGTGAAGGGCCGCGGATACCTGACGGTCGGGTCACCGCTCGAGACCGGGGATTTCCCCGTGATCTGCGTCGAGTCGCCCCTGAACATGGCCGTCCTGTGGGATGTCCGGTCGTTGAAGCCGAAGTCGGCGCTGCAAACGTACTGGGTGGACAACCAGCAGCACGCCGCCCTCTATACCCCCGACCAGACGGTCCACATCGGCCGGGACGACGTCACCAACGAGTGGGAGATCACCGACCGGGATCAGCACAACTTCGGACTGGTGCCGATCGTGCGGATGGCGAACGAACCGGAATCTGACCGCCGCGACGGCATGTCTGAGATCACCGCTGAGGTCATGTCGATCACTGACGCTGCCTGCCGGACCCTACTGGGGCTGGAGGTTGCGCGGGAGTTCTACTCCGTACCGCAGAAGTACATCCTCGGTGCGACCGAGTCGGATTTCATGAACGCTGACGGCACCCCGAAGCCGTCGTGGTCGACGTACATCAGCCGCATCATCGCGATCGAAGCGAACGAGGAAGGCGACGTCCCGACCGTTGGGCAGTTCAAGGCTCACGACCCGTCGGTGTTCACGAAGATCATCGAAATGTATGCGTCACAGATGGCGGGCGTCCTCGGTGCGCCCCCGCAAGACCTCGGCCTCTACACGCAGGGCAACCCCGTCTCCGCCGACGCGCAGCAGGTCAGCGAATCCCGCCGCGACCGGTACGCGCGGCACAAGCAGAACATCTTCGAAGCGCCCCTCGTGGAGACCATGCAGATCGCATTGCGGTTCATGAACCAGGGCGACCTTCCGCAGGAGTTTCGGCGCATGGAAGTCGACTGGATGGCCCCGGAGATGCTGAACCTCGCCGCCGTGTCCGATGCGTTGACGAAGCAGGCGAAAGAGGGCATGGTCCCGCCGCGGTCGGACGTCGTTTTGAAGCGCGCCGGGTATTCCGCTGTCGAACGCGCACGGCTCGAGCAGGACTTCAAGGTCGACGAGGCCGCGCAGGTTCTCGCTGAGTTGGCGAACTCGGAGCAGGTCAAGCAGGTCCGGGCCGTGAACACCGTGGACTCGAACGTGCACGCGACGACACCACCGAAGCCGGCCAGTGACAGCGCCCCAAGTAGCAGCGGCAAGTAGCGCCGCGACGGCTCAGGCCTCGCAGGCGGGCCTGATGCTGCTACTCAGCCACGAACTTGACCAGGCGTGGGCGATGCTCGACGTGCGCAACCTGAAGGGCACCCTGCCGCGGTTTAAGGCCGCGGTGACGGTGCTGGTGCAGCGGTACGGCAAGGCGTCGATGGCGTTGGCGTCGAACTTCTACCTCACCCAGCGGCGTGAGGCGGGCATCGCGGGCAGTATCCGGGTACAGATGGCCGACCCGGCGACCGCTGAGGATGTTTCGAAGGCGATTGATTCCGCGACGGATGGCCTGTGGAAGATCCCGCCCGCTGACCTGATGCCCGCACCGGCCGAAACACCGGCGGTTCCTTCAGCGCCCGACAACCTGCCGCCCGACACGATCACCGACCCCCGCGACATTGAGGATCTGGTGATAGCGGCCCGGACGCAGGTGCAGGGCGCGGCGGAGAAACTCGCACAGGACCCGGCCCGTCAAACGACGCTGGACACGGTGCAGAAGGACCGCAAAGCGAAGGGTTGGGCGCGGATACCGGAACCGTCCCTGTCCGCCACCGGTACTTGCGGATTCTGCGCGCTCCTCGCCACAAGGGGCGCCGTCTACAAGACGAAGACGACTGCCGAGTTCCAGGCTCACGACGGATGCAAATGCCACCCGGAGCCGGTGTTCACAGGAACCTACGTTCCATCGGCGCAGGTGCTGGATTGGCAGCAGAGGTACGCCGAGGTTAGTCAGGGACGTTCGGGTGCTGACGCGCGGGCCGCGTTCCGGCAGTCCATCGAAGGGCGCCCGGTGACCGGGTTGACGAAGGGCAAGAACAAGCCCAAGCCAGTCGAATCCACGGTGAGTTCAGCGCAGGCGAAGAAGACCCTCGTGTCGCTAGAAGCGTCCCTACCGGGGATGCGTGCGAAGAACACGAACGGCCGGCTCGATAAGGCGATCGCTGCGACTGAGCGGCGTATCGCTGAACTCCGCAAGATCGCCGGCTAATTCAGACTCCCCGCCCTGGAGGCGGGTGTGCACCACCAAAACCGACCCTGGAGGTCAAACAGCCATGCCCGAAGACACGCCTGCCGCCACGCCCGAACCGGCTGCACCTGCTGAACCTCAGACGCCCGCAGCTGCGGCGCCTGCACCAGCAGCGCCCCCCGCGAAGAAGACCCTGGAGGACTCCCTCGCGACCCTCGACGCCGACACGAAAGCGTTCGTCCTCGGCGAAGTAGCCAAGGCGCGCAAAGAAGCCGGCGACTCACGCGGCACCGCCAAAGCCACAGCGGCAGCGGAAGCCAAAGCCGAATATGCGCAGCAGATAGGCAAACTCCTCGGCCTGGTCGACGGTGATGACCCCGCCGACCCGGCGAAGCTCACCGAACAGTTGACCGCCAAGGACCAGGAAGCGAAGCAGGCGCGGGTCGAACTCGCCGTGTTCCGCGCCGCGTCCGAAGTGGGCGCTGACCCGAACCTGCTCCTCGACTCCCGGTCGTTCCTCACGAAAGTCGCTGGGCTGGACCCGGGCGACGCGTTGGGGATCGCAGCCGCTGTCGGCGAAGCGATGATGGCCAACCCCACGTTCGCCAAGGGCGACGGTCGTCGGCTCCCCGCACCAAACCCCGCGTTGGGGTCGTCAGCTTCCGGACCTCCCGGACTTGACGAGCAGATCGCCGCCGCCAAGAAAGCGGGCGACGTGAAGACGTGGATGCGTCTCGAAAACCAGAAACTCGCGGCTCCCGGCCGTTAGTCGCCGACTAGGCATCGTGCCCGTCCGGCGTTTCCAGAAAGGAACACCAGCATGGCTGGAATCACTGCAATGGGCACGACCTACAGCCTCCCGAACTACACCGGGATGCTGTACGCCCTCACCCCGTACGACACTCCGCTGCTGACCGCTTGCGGTGGGCTGTCGGGTGGCGGGCAGACCGCGTCGACCGAGTTTGAGTGGGAGTTCTACGACCTCCGCTCAGCCGCACAGAACGTGCAGCTGGAAGGCGCCGCGGCACCGACCGCTCAGGAGCGTGTCCGCTCGAACGTGACGAACCTGACCCAGATCCACCAGGAGAAGGTGTCGGTTTCGTACAGCAAGCAGGCCGCGGTCGGTCAGAAGGCCGGCACGAACAACGCCCTGCCGAACCCGATCGGGAACGAGCTGGACTGGCAGGTGAGCCAGATGCTGAAGCAGATGGCCCGCGACGTCGAGTACTCGTTCATCAACGGCACGTACCAGAAGCCGACGGACAACACCACGACCCGCAAGACGAAGGGTCTGCTGTCGGCGATCGCCACCAACGTATCCACCGGTGCTGACTTGTCCGGTGGTTCGCAGGCTTCGGTGACTGTCGTCGCCACGACCGGTGTGTGGACGACTGCCGCTGCGCACAACCTCGCGGTCGGTGACACCGTCATCTTCGGCGCGATCACCACCACGACCGGTGTCACAGCCGGTGTGCAGTACGTGGTGCAGACCGTCCCGTCGACCACCACGTTCACGGTGGGTCTCACCAAGACCGGCGCCCCGCTGACCCTGGTCGGCAACGGTTCGGCCGCGACGGTGACCCGCGCGATAGGCGCCGGGGTGGACAACGTCGACACCTTGCTCCAGTCGGTGTACGACAACGGCGGCATCGGTGAGCAGGGCACCGCGACCCTGATCGTCAACTCCGCGCAGAAGCGCCGCCTGACCAAGGCGTACGCGTCGAGCTACGGCATGTTCCATGAGACTTCCCGCAACGTGGGCGGTCTGGACCTGGACACCATCGAGACTGACTTCGGCACGCTGAACGTCATGCTCGACCGGTTCGTCCCGCAGGACACGGTCATCGTCTGCTCGATGGAGCAGTTGCAGCCGGTGTTCCTCGAGGTCCCCGGTAAGGGTCACTTCTTCGCTGAGCCGCTGGCGAAGACCGGCGCCTCGGATGAGGTGCAGTTGTACGGCGAGGTTGGTCTCGCGTTCGGCAACGAGAAGGCCCACGGCAAGTTCACTGGCCTCGCGACCGCGTAACCAGCGACATCTAGAGGGAGGGCGGGGCTTGTGACGAATCCGATTGCAAGTCCCGCCGACCTTCAGATGTATCTCGTCGGTTCCACTGGGACCATTGACACGGCCAGGGCGACCCAGATCTTGGCTCTTTCGCAGTCATTGTGCGAGTCGATCATCTCCCCCATCACCGTTGCCGCGTTGCCGGTAGTGCTGGCGGTTGCGGCTAGGGCATTCACGAATGTCACGTCCGCCCATCAAGCGTCCATCGGGACGGGCAGCGTCTCTTACGGCTCGCAGGGCTCACAGATGGGCATCGGCGGCCTGTACCTGTCCCGCTCAGACAAGGCGACTCTTCGCCGGCTCAACGGCCGGTCCGGTGCGTTCTCGATCGACCTGCTCCCCAAGGGCGTTTCGGGTGTCCAGTTCATCTACGTCGTGGGTGGGCCGACCGGTGGCGGGCTGACTCTGACGTTTTCCGGGCAGACGACAGTTTCGATTCCGTTCAGCGCCACCAGCACGGTGGTGCAGGACGCGCTCACCGCACTCTCGACAATCGGCTTCGGCAACGTGTCAGTAGTCGGCGGGCCGGGTCCGTCCACGCCGTGGGTGGTGACCTTCACTGGAGCACTGGCCAACAGCGCAGTTGCAACACTGTCGGCAACCCCGTCACTGACGGGCGGCACTAACACGGGCGTCAAGATCCTGGTCTCCGTGGTCGGGTCGCCCACTACCGCGCTGGCCAACGTCCCGCCGTGGGACATGAACGGGCAGACAACCGAGTACTGGTCGAATACGTGACCGGGGTCGCTGTCTTCTACGTCCACACCGCGATCGTGGAGAAGTACCTCGGCACCGGAGCCTACGGCGACAGTTTTGCCGCCCCTGCCACGATCTCGGGGTTCCTTGATGATGACCGGAAGCTGGTTGTGTCGTCTACCGGTGAGCAGGTTGTGTCGGAGTCGACGTTCTACACCTACCCCGCCAACGCTGCCCTGTTCACGGTCGATTCTCGGGTGACAGTGAATGGCCGGGAGACTCGGGTTATCGGCGTGAAACGTAGGGACTCGGGGCCTTTGAACCTCCCGGATCATGTTGAAGTGGTCCTCCGCTGATGGGTATCGAGATGCGGGGCGAGTTCGACTTCTCCGGCCTGCTCGCACGGACGGCTGCTGTCCTGCCCGAGGCGCTGCTCGCTGGCGGCGAGGTTATTAAGACCGCAGCGGTCGAGAAGGCGCCGAAGGATTCAGGAGACCTGATCGGAGGCGCTGCCGTCAACCCCGCAGCCAGTGATGCCGGGCGCAAGGTCCGCATCACCTTCGACGGACCCTATGCCCGGTATCAGCATGAGCATCTCGCGTTCAAACACCCCACGGGCGGGCAGGCGAAGTTCCTTGAGGCGGCGATGGTTGAGAAGACCGACGACGCCATGCAGGAGATCGCCGGCAAGATCCGGGACGGTCTCTGATGGGTTACACCAACGACCTGCTCGACGGGTTGGCCCAGACGGTCGCCGCTGCCGGGATCGCCACTTACCGCTCGGACGGCACGGCGTATCTGACGACCGAGACGGCGTTGTCGTTCAAGAACATGCCTGATCAGCCGGATAAGGCCATTGTCCTCACCGGGTATGGCACCCAAGACTCACCGAATCAGGCCCTCGGCCAGGAGCGGGTGCAGTTCTGGTTCCGCGGTCCCGCTGCTGATGCTCGGGTTGTGGATGATCTGGCCGATTCGGTGTTTCTGCTGCTGCAGGGTGCGACGCATCTGCAGTTCGGGACGTGTCATGTGATTCAGATCCTCCGAATTTCCACCATCCCCGGTGGCCAGGACGAGTCGCGTAGGTGGGAACGGACCGACAACTACGCGATCGACGTAAACCCGCCGGCAACGGCGAACCGCAACCAGTAGCACAACCCAACCCCTAGCCCCTCCGCGCCGCGGTCAGGGGTTGTTTCCCATGCCTTTAGGAGGCAACCGCTATGCCCACTGAACTCGCGAGGCGAATCGCCGTCGACGTGTCCGTCGACAACGTCACTTGGTTGCCGCTGCTCGGTAAGAACGACGTGCAGCCGACGATCAGCCCCAACAAGCAGGACTCCACCACATACGAGAACGCCGGCTGGCAGTCGTCGGAGATCACGCTGCAGTCGTGGTCGATAGTGGTGAAGTTGCTCCGTCTGTCCACCGGTGGTGTCCTGAATGCCACCCAGCAGTTGCTGGTTGCGCGTATCGGCCAGTTCGGTACCGCGGCCCGGATCTACATCCGCTGGTATGACAACACCGGCCGCGCGGACCAGTCGTGGTCTGGCCTGTCGATCGTGGAGATGGCGAACAGCAAGACCGGTGTCGCCGACCTCGACGAGGACACTTTCACCTTCACCGGTGACGGTGCTTTGACCGCGATCGCGAACCCGTACGCAGCGTCCTCGGTGCCGCTGCTGATCTCGGCCGCCCCGAACGCGCAGTCGGTGGGCAAGATCCTCACCCTCAGCGGTTCCAGCTTCACCGGAACCACGGGTATCACCATCGGCGGCGTGTCGGTGGCCGCGGGTGCGTTCACCATCCAGTCGGACAGCCTCATCACCGCGGTTGTGCCGGCCGGTTCGGCTGGTTCCGCTCCGATCATCGTCACCAACGCCTCGGGTGCTTCGGCTTCCTTCCCGTACACGCGCGGCGCGTAGCCCCCTGGTCCTGGCGGCTGGCTTCGGCTGGCCGTCAGGGCTGCTTTGCCATACCGGTTTCCCGCATGGCGCGGGCGACTCCCATCACAGCCACGGAGGCTGCTTTGACCGCATATCAGGTCGTGCGAACGACCACAGAGAAACTGATCCACGAACTGAATCGCCCCGGCCCGCACGAGCTGCATTCCGTCACCTACATGGGCGGTCGGGACTGGGTCGTCATCACCATGTCCGGTCGGCCCGCGCAGACCGTGGCCATCAAGGACGACATAGCCGACTCCATCGTCGCGATGCTGAGCAAGGGTCCTGTCGTCATGACAATCGACGGTCAGGAAGTCGCACGGGCCGTCGGCGACAACACCGAGTTCAAGGGCGTCCTTGGCGGAGGTGCTGACGATGGCGTTTCGTGACTATGAGGCCGTCGCAAGCCCCCTCCTCGTGCTGCCCATCAAGGGGAAGAACTACACACTGCCCGAGGTCGGTATCGCTGACGCCTTGAAGATCAAAGGCATCTTCGCGAAGGACCCCGACGCGACCCTCTCTGATGACGAGTTCAAGACCATCCTCCTCGGCGACGCGTGGGACGAGATGCTCGCCGACAACGTCCCAGATGACGCGGTCACCCTCGCCACGTTCACCGCCCTCGCAGACCACCAGTCAGGTCGCGAGACCGCGGAGACCATGTGGGAGACGGGCGGCCTCCCGGAACGGCTGGCCTCCTACCTGGAGGCCAAGACCAAGCCCTCACCGGACTCGACGCGATCGCCCAGTTCGGCTCCGGGCGGCAAGACCCGCTCACGGGCCAGTTCGAGTTCTACGACATCCCGAAAGGCCACGCCGCGGAAGCGGTCGGCGAAGAAGGCAGTACCCCCGTCGAGTGGCCCGCGCTGATCGAGCAGTGGAAGTTGATCGACTCCGACTTCCGGTCTGAGTACGGCATTGACCTGCCGGCCGTGTTCCACACGATGCCCTGGCGCCGGTTCGAGTCCCTCGTCCACGGCCTGCTCTGCGCGGACACCCGTGTCCAGCGCCATTTCGCCCCAAAGCCGAAGGAGGTGACCCGCGATGGCCGGTGAAGCAACAGTCGGCTCCATCGTCGGTTACCTCCGGATGGACGATTCCGACTGGAAGCGGACCATCGACGAGGCGAAGGCGAAGGCTGATGAACTCGGCCGAATGTCCCCGAATATCAAGGTCAAGGTCGACTCCGCTGAGGCCAAGGCACGCATGGCTGAGGTTGAAGCAGCCGCCAAGAAGGTCGGCGGCACCGAGGTAGAACTGACCGCCAAATTCAACGGCGACAGGGCCCTCACCGAGATCGCCAAGATGCGCGCTCAAACGATGGCGCTCGCGGTCAGCTTCGACCGGGCCGAGCACGATGCCTCAGCATCAATCGGCCGACTCAGCAATTCTATGAGCCACGGCGGAAACTCGTTCCTCAAGTTCAGGAACGCCGGTGTAGACGCCGCTCGGTCGGTGTCGAACAACCTCAGCGAATTGGGTAATAACGCATCGGCCAGCCTAAAAGGCCTCCCCGCCATGACCTACCTGGTGGCCGCTGGCGCGCTCCTCATCGGCCCGGCGGCTGGTGTGGCTGCCGCCGGCTTGGTCGGGATGGCTGCGGCTGCGGGGGTAGCGATCCTGGCGTACAAGGGTTTCCAGGACCAGATCGCGAAGGGCTCAGCGTCCGGGCTGGCCATCAAGTCGCAGATCGACGGCATCTCAACCGCCTTCCACACGCTCGCCAACGCGGCTGCGAGCGGTGCCTCTGGTGGGGTGCTCAGTTCGCTGCAGCAGGTCAAGTCGTTCCTACCCACACTGCAGCCCCTGGTGGCCAACCTGGCGCACCAACTCGGCCTCGCGCTGTCCACCGGCACAGGTGGGCTTATCCAGGGCCTGAAGGTCATGTCGCCGTTGATGGACGACATGGGCGGCTACGCCCAGACGCTGGCGCAGAAGTTCGCCGACTTCACCGCAAGTCCCGACTTCAAGCGATTCATCGACTACGCACGTCAGGAACTTCCGAAGGTCGGCCAGGATCTCGCCGACATCGGGAGATCGGCAATTACTCTCGCGACCACATTGCAGCCAGTTGGTGATGCGCTGCTGTCGATCACCACCAAGGCCGTCAACGCGACTGCGGCTGTCGGGACATTCCTGAAGTCTGCGTCCTCGTCGACCCCGCAACCGAAGCCGTCGAACCCGTCGACGGCCGGGTCCATTTGGCACACCGTCGCCGGTTTCCTGACAACGGACACGACTGGACGTGGTGGCGCTGCTGGGGCGAAGAAGCGTTCAGCCGCCAGTAACCCGGCACCGGCTGCCCCTGCGGCTCCCGTCGAGCCCGCTATTCCGATCGAGCACTACACGACGGCCCTGCAGCAGTCCGCGCAGCAGGCCGGGCTGACGGTCTCGGCCTACCAGCAGGTCACCCAATCAGTCCAAGACAACGCCGCATCCCTCGCCGCGACGACGCTGCAGATGCAGCTCCAGAACGACGCCTCCGGGCTTCTGAAGCAGGCCCTGGACAAACTGTCCGGGGGGAACCTCTCAGCAGCGCAGGCGCAGAACCAGTTCGAGCAGGGCCTCGTCAACATGGTCAAGCACACCACGGCGGCGGACTCCGCAGTCGTGGGTTTGTCGTCGTCGGCGATTAAGAACCGCGGGGACCTGCTGAACCTGGCGACCAACGCGGGGAACGCCGCCGAGGCGTACGGCAAGATGACCGACGCCAACGGCAACCTGCTCCACGGCTCCGAGGCGGCACGCCAGAAGCTGATCGGGATGCGCAAGCAGCTCATCGACAACGCTGTCGCGACCGGTGAGAACCGGGCCGAGGTCACCAAGTACATCGACTCGATCATGACCATCCCGCCGAAGGCATCCACCACCGGGGTCCTGAAGACCACCGACGCCGAGAACATCCTGGCTACGTACAGGAAGAAGCTCCTCGCCCTCGGGATCACCGTCACGTCCTACGTGGTGGTGTCCAACTCAGCCGCGAACCTGGCGATCGCCCAGACCAAGGCGCAACTGCGTGCCCTCGACGGCGCTACCGCGACGACGTACCTCAACACGGTCACCTCGACCAACAAGCAGAACTCAGGCAGCGCCGGGACCGGTATCGGCAAGGCCGACGGCGGCATTGTCTTCGGCAGCGGTTCGGGTACATCTGACTCCATCAACGCGCGCCTGTCGAACGGCGAGTTTGTCGTCAAGGCATCGGCTACGGCCAAGCATCGGGCGATGCTCGAGGCGATCAACAACGGCTACGCCGACGGCGGCATCGTCACGATCACGCCGACCGCTGCATCGGTCAAGGCTGCCAGCAAGAAGGCGGCCTCGGCCAAGGCGAAGGCAGCTAAAGCCCCGAAGGTTGTCAACGGTTCTATCTCGGCCACTGCCGACGGTGGCGCGGTCTACGGCATCGCGGGTGTCATTCAGAGTCAGGTCGGCCAGGCCGCGAATGCGATGAAATATCTGTCGGCCGCGGTCAACGACGCCTTCAAGTTGGATGGCGTGCAGGACCAGATCAAGGTCACACAGTCCCAGTTGGCCAACACCAAGACGGCGCTGGCGAACCTGCAGACTGCCAGCAACTCCCTGCGTAGCGGTGTCACCAGCAACCTCTCGGGCACGGTCGATCCGACGAAGTACACCAGCATCAGTGATCTGATCGGCGCCTACTCATCGGCCACCGCGAACAACCAGCACTTCTCTGCCTCGGAGCATGCGGCGAGTGCGAAGGGCGCGAACAAGAGCCTGCTCGCGCAACTCGTAGCCGCTGGGAACAGCGCGGGACTCGACACTCTGGCCAACTCGTCCAAGGGCGATATCGCGATGCTGAACAAGCAGTTCCTCGCCTACCAGGGCTCCGCGAACACTGGCGGCCTCACGGCGTCCAGTGACGTGTACGGGGCGCAGATCAAGGCCGATCAGGCGCGGGTTGTTGCGTTGACGAAGCAGAACGCGCAGCAGGAAGCGCGGGCCGCGAAGCTCGAAACCGTCGCGCTGTCGGCCCTCGCAATGGTCGGCAAAGTCACCGGGCGACCCGCCAAGCTCGTCATCGACGGCAAGGAGCTGGGCCACGTCGTGTTCGCCTCTAACGAATTCCAGGGCGTTATCGACAACCTGACCCATCAACTGCTCTTTGGGCGGCACTGACCATGGCTAACAGGACGAACCTGTGCACCAACCCGTCGTTCGAGGTCAGCACCGCCGGCTGGTCAGCGTTCGGGTTTTCGCCGACGATCGCGCAGTCAGCGACATGGGCGGATGTGGGAACCAAATCGCTACAGGTGCAGTCGCCCCTTCAGTCTGGCGGATCCGGCGGATACATTCCCAGTGGTGCGCAGATCTCGATAACCACCGTCATCGGTACCCAGTACACCGTGGCTGCGACGATCAAACAGGACACGGGGGGATCCTTCGGCGGCGCTCCGGTGGTCCTTACCGCGGCGGGGCAGACCAGCACGCAAGTCGCCGGGGACGCCACAGCGCCCACCCGGATCTCGGTCACGTTCACGGCCTCGGCAACGACCACCGTCGTGAAGGTGCAATCGGTATGGCGAGCACGACCAGCGCCCTTCCCCTTTAACTCATGGGACCTCTCGGCTTACGTCGACTCGGTCCTCATCGAAACCCCCGCAGCCGGTACTTACTTCGATGGGTCGTTCGCGTCCTGCTCCTGGACCGGCACCGCGGGCCTGTCCACGTCGGTTTTCACCGCGCCGCCTGGGACGATCACGGTCAACGCTGACCCGTTCAACAGCCCACCTCGGAACCTTCTGTACGTCAACTCGGTGAGCGGTACGCAGGCGCAGATAACCCGCACCGACGCTGACGGCAACATCCGCGCCGTCCGTCTGGGTGACCCGGCCACGCTCACCTCCGGGACATGGGTGGGCTATGACTACGAAGTGCCCTACGGCACCGCCGTCACGTACACCGTCACACCGCTGGACCTCAGTACGCCAGCCTCGGTCGCGGCGGCACCGTTGGCGATCACACAGACATGGCTCGTACACCCGGGCGTGCCCGGCCTGTCCATGCCCATCAACGGAACACTGCTCACCGGCGCCGACATGGACGACGGATCAGCCGAGCACGTCATCCTCGGTCGGGAATACCCGCAGATCATCAACGACGGCGCCCGGAAATCAGCCAAGTACCAACTGTCGATCCGCACCCAGACCGACACCGAGAACAACCGGCTCGACGCGATCCTGTCCGGCAGCGCACCCCTGCTGCTGCAGATGGTGTTCCCGTTCACCACCGCTGCGAAATGGACGTACATCAACGTCGGCCCGGTGAACAACTCGCCCGTGACGTTGGTGTTCGGCGACCCGAAACGGGTCTGGACGCTGCCTGTCACGGAGATTGACCGGCCGGTCGGTGGGATCGCCGCGCAACGCACCTACGCCGACGTTGCGGTAGAAGTGGCGAGCTACTCCGCACTGCTAGCGAAGTACGCCACCTACACCGGGGTTTTGACCGGCATCGCCGGGACCTGACGTGTACCCGATCAGCGCGCAACTGCAGCAGGTTCTCACCTCCAGCAGCCAAACCCGGTTCCCGGTCGTCACCCACCGCAACCCGTTCACCGCCGTGGTAACACCCATCGCGATCGTGGACGGCACGGTCACGGTGGATGCCAACTCCAACGTCCGCCGCGTGCTCGACCTCACGTTGGCGCCGCTGCAATCCACCTTCGATCTGCTGTCAGTTCCGGGCGGGGAACTGACCGTCTCGGTCAAGTACCGGTTCATCGACACCACCACCGAGACCGTGCCGCTCGGCATCTTCTGCGTCAACACCCAATCCATGGGCTACCGCCCGGATGGCTCGATCACGCTGAAGTGCCCGGACCGGTGGTGGCGGGTCCAGTCCAACGAGTTCGGCGTCTCCCGCTCGTCGGTGGCCACAAACATGGGCTGGCAGGAAGTGAAACGCCTAGTTGAGGGAGCGTGGCCCAACGGTGCGTACCCCTTCCCCGGCTGGGCGTCGACCGGCGTCACCAACCCCGACCAGTCCGCCACCACCAAGGTCGGGTCGCTCGTCTGGGACGACGGCAGCCGCGAGAACGCCATCATGGCGATCCTGCAAGCCAACAACCTGGACTGCTATTTCGACGTTAACGGACTAGCGGTGCTGCGCCCGATCCCGACGCTGACGACGGGCAGCGTCCCGGTGTGGACGATCAAACCCGGCGCCACCGGAATCCTGAAAGACGCCAACCGCACCAGGGATTTGACGACTGTCCACAACGTGATCGCTCTGACGTCTTCGGCGTCGGACATCATCATCGCCGGCCGCGAGGTCGCCAACACCCGATCGCCGGCCACGGACCCGCTGTCCTCGCTCGGCCCGCTCGGTCGGGTGGTGTTCAACTTCGCCTCCCCGCTGTTCCGCAGCGCCGTGCAGATGGACGCCGCCGGCAAGACCCTGCTGAACAAGCAGCTCACCGTTCAGCAGCAGCTGACCGCGACGTCCACACCGAACCCGGCGCTCGACGCCTACGACGTCGTTGACATCTACTTCCCGCTCGGCGACTACGGGACCGTCCGGCCGTCCGAGCGGCACATTCTCGACTCGGTCACCGTGCCGCTGGCGTCGAGCGGTGACCAGTCGATCGGCTTTCGGGCGACACGAACCACCGCCGATGACACCGTTTAGGAGTCCCTGATGGCCAACACAACCAGCCTGGCCGACGCACTCACGGGCCTCACCGCGAGCGACCAGCAGCTTTCCATCCAGAACTACGTGATCGACCACGTCGGGTCGGCAGCGACCACCACGGACGGCGTCGCGGGGATCTTCCTGCAGATCGGTGCCGACGTCGTCCAATCCGCGTACCTCGACTCGCTCACCTCACCGGTCGCCGGCCAGAAGGTCCGCGTGCTGATCGTCAACAACTCACCAACCATCCTGGGCCGCGTCGTGGGCCTCCCGAACATCTAGGAGAACCGTGGCAACCACACCGAACGGCCTCACCTACCCGCTGCCCGCCGCAGCCCCCAACATCGCCGCCGACATACAGGCACTGGCAAACGCCGCTGACCACAAGGTCATCGGCAACTTCGCCACCGCAGCCGCACGGGCCGCCGCGATCACCGCACCCGGCGACGGCGACGTCACGTACCGCGCCGACTCCAAGGTGTACGAGAAATACAGCTCGCTCGCCAGCGCGTGGACGTTCATGCCGGGTCAGGTGGTCGGCACCGTCAAGACCGCGACCGCCTACACTTCGAGCGGAACGAACGGCACCACGGAAACGCCCTGCACTGACCGCGCGCTCACCGTCACGAATATCGAAGCCGGCCGCAACTACTTCGTCGAATTTGGCGGGCTGTTCGTTGTGTCGATCGCGGGCACGTCTGCAGTCCTCGGTATCCATGCACTGCAGGGATCTGTCGTTGTCGGCTCCCCCGTCATCGCATCCGCGCAGCAGCCAGTCGCTAGCGGCGGCAGCGCGCAGCAGGAGATGACATTTCGGCAGTTGTGGACTCCTGGCGCATCGGGCACGTGGAACCTGCTACCCGGCATCAAGTCCAGCGGCGGCACGGGCAATAGCCAGAGCACCGGCGGCACACAAAACGCATTCCTGACTGTGGTTGCGGCATGAACAGTCCTCTGCAGATCACGTTCATTGCGGAGCAGTAACCCACTTCACCTGTCCACCCGGTAGCTATCCACCAGCGATGCAGGAGGGGCAGATGCATGAGCAACCAGATCCCCACCATCCTCACGGGCGCGACGGTTCTGCTCACCGCCATCACCGGCTGGTTCGCCATCCGTAGCCAGGTCCGCAAAGACCGTGACGCGGCAGCCAAAGCGATCGAAGAGCGCGTGCGGAAAGAGATCAAGGTCGAGAACCGATTGAAGGAACTCGAAGACGAGATCCAGCGCCGCGACAACGAGCAGGAGGGCCACAAGTGACTTCCCAGTCAGCAGGGACTGAGATTCCGAAGGCTGTATTGCGACCGCGGACCGAGCGGCTGGTGTGGATGCTGTTCGCCCTTGTCGTGGCCATCGCCTTGGTTGTCGCGTTCCTGTTCGTGAAACTCGGGCAGGCCAACAGCACCGCGCATTCGGCTGACAAGGCGGGCAAGGCGAACGCCGCCGGGCTGGCCAGCGCGAACTCGAAACTCATCAAGGCCGGTGAGGCACCAGTACCTACCCCGACATCTCCTGGCGCTGTGACGGTCACTGTGACCGCGCCGCCACCTGTCGTGGTCGGCCCGTCGAACCTGCAGGTATCCGCTGCTGTCGCGGTGTATTGCGCGCAGCACAGCGGATGCGCGAGCGGCCCAACCGCGGCCCAAGTCGCACAGGCCGTAGCTACTTACTGCACCAGCAACGGGCAGTGCAAGGGCACAGTCGGCAAGCCCGGTGCGACGGGTTCGGCGGGCACGTCCGGAGCACCGGGCAGGGACGGGCAGAACGCGACCCCCGATCAGGTCGCTGCCGCTGTCGTGTCGTACTGCTCGACCAAAAACAACTGCCAAGGCCCGGCTGGCGTGTCGGGTGCTGCTGGCGCGGCAGGGTCGGATGGACGCGACGGGTATCCGCCGCTCGGCTTCACCTTCACGATCAACAGCCCGCCGCTCGGCGACACCAACTACTCGTGCACCCCGGACACGACCCCCGCGGCTGGGACGCAGCCCCACTACTCCTGCGTGAAGGAATAGCGATGGCCGAAGAGTCAGAGGTCCACGTCGACAAGGCCACCGGCCCGACACCGGCGCAGGAAGTGGCGGCCCACTCGACGGCGCAGGGCCACAAGTACGTGATGCACTTCCCGGCCCATCCGGCCCGGAAAGACGATCCGCACTACGCCGACTTCAACGCCTACCACCGCAAACACAAAGCAACCGCCACCTGCTACGTCGGTGATCGGGTCGGCAAAGACCAATGCTCCGACGGGCCGCTCGAGCTGCACCACGCGCACATCGAATTCAGCCTCCAGAACGGCGTGGACCTGAAGGCGCTCGAGGTGGACTACCCGGGCATCTCCAACCCCGAAGAGGTCGGGTCGTGGATCGAGTCGGAGGCGAACTTCCGCTGGCTCTGCGCCTTCCATCATCGAGGCCACGCCGGGGCGCACACCGTCAGTCACGCCGATTGGGAAGCCGGCCAGTACATGAGGGACCTCTTCTCGTGACCGTCTCCGTTGATGTCTCCGAGTTCCAGGTGGGGGTGAACGACTCCTACCCGCACCGCTGGTTCAGCTTCCGTGCGTTCGACGGGACGTACACCGATCACAAACTCGGGAACAACCTGACGTGGGCGAAGTCCGCGAAAGCCCGCGGGAAGATCGACGGTTACACCGTCTACTTCGTGTGGCGGCCGGGTGTCAACAACATCGCCCGCCTCGACGAGTTGGGTATCCCGCGTGACTGCGTGATCATGATCGACCTCGAATCGTGGGAAGGTCAGATCACCGGCAACCGGTCGAGCGAACTGAACGCCGTCGCCGACCAGATCGCGACCCGTCAAGGCTCACGCAGCCGCGTCTGGGGATACGCCAACCGCGGCGACTACGGGTCACTCTGGCCATCTCGCCCCGCGTGGCTCGGTCTCATCCTCGCCTCCTACGGCGGTTCGAGACCGTCCATGCCCAACCTGATCGGCTGGCAGTACACCAACGGCCAATACACCGTCCCCGGTCTGCCGAACTCGTCGGCGCCGTTCGGGCCGTGCGACCACAACGAGCTGTACCTGTCCGGCGAAGCAACGTCGGGCGGCGGAACCCTACTCGGAGGACTCTCCATGACCGACGTCCA